TCTTGATGAACATCCAGACGAACAAGTAAATTTAACAATCGACCCATTTACTGCTGATGTCACTGACAATTGGACAGTTAAAATAGAAGCGGGACATCCGGATAACCCTGATGATGATACTGACGTAGACACAATGCACGAAGTTAATTGGCCGCTCGGTAATGATTAAAATGATGACAAGGAAATTATATTATGGCAGAACGAAAAGATTCTAAACCAAGAAGAAAGACAACAAGAAAAAGACAACCGAGGAAAAAGACAGTCAACGAAAGATTAGATGCCGAGTTAGATATGGCTACAGATATCATCAATGAGTATGAAAGTGAAAGCCCAGACTTTTTGCCTCCAAAAATTGATGTAGATAAACGGATTGTAAGCACACGAAGAGAACGTGGTCTTGCACCGAGGGCTACTGTTAGTTCAAACCCAGACCAAGGAGACTTGCCTGAAGATTATTCATATGCAAGAGATAATCTTTATAATCTTATAGAAAGAGGAAACGAAGCACTTGAGGGTATACTTGAATTAGCAAAAGAAATGGAACACCCACGAGCATATGAAGTTGCTAGTGGGCTGATAAAAAATGTGTCGGATACGACAATGGAATTATTAAAGATGCAGAAAGAGTTGAAACAAATGAAAGATGGCGACAGTCCTAAGACGAATGTCAATAATCTTTATGTAGGTTCTACTGCTGAATTACAAGAAATGTTAAAGGGGAAAGAAATCAAATGAGCAGAGACCACATAATCCAAAACATCGGACTGGTAGTATTAGTAGTCGGGATGATGTACGGAATAACAGTAATAATGGATATGGTACGAGATGTCGATGGACTTGTCGAGCAAATAACTGTACTACAGGATAGCGTTGATAATTTGGTAAAGAATCACAATAATGGCCATTAATTGAGTCCTCGGGGGATTATATTATGACAATTAGTACCTATTTAGGTAATCCACTACTCAAGCGTGTAAATGTACCCCACGAATACACGCAAGATGAAATTTTAGAATATGTAAAGTGTAGGGATAATCCAATCTATTTCATCAAGACCTATATGACTATTGTCAATATAGATAAGGGTTTGATGAAATTTGACTTATGGCCTTTTCAAGAAAAAATAATTACAGGTCTATACAAAAATCGTTTTTCAATAATTAAGTGTCCTAGACAGTCTGGTAAATCTCAGACAAGTCTGGCATTTATGCTACATTATGTATTATTTCACGACCAGAAGAACGTAGCGGTTCTTGCCAATAAAGGCGCAACAGCAAGAGAGTTGTTGGGTCGCCTACAAATGGCATACGAAAGACTTCCAATGTTTCTTCAGCAAGGAGTCTCTGAATGGAATAAAGGTTCAATACATCTTGAGAATGGTTCTCGAATTCTAGCGGGCTCAACATCTTCATCATCTATTCGTGGATATGCTTTCAATTTAATTTTTCTTGACGAGTTCGCATTTATTAGTCAAGGGCTAGCAGAAGAATTCTTTTATTCTGTATATCCAACTATATCATCTGGTAATACGTCAAAAGTTATTATTGTATCAACACCAAATGGTATGAATCATTTTTACAAGATGTGGACTGATGCTGTAGAAGGTCGCTCAAATTATGAACATTATGAAGTACATTGGTCAGATGTGCCAGGTAGAGATGATGAATGGAAGAAACAAACGATTGAAAATACGAGTGAAGAACAATTTAGGCAAGAGTTTGAGTGTGAGTTTCTTGGTAGTGCTGGCACTCTTATTTCTCCCAGCAAACTGGCTGAGTTGGCTATAATAGACCCGCTTAGTCGAAAAGAACAATTAGATGTACACAGAGAGACAGAAACTGGACATAATTATTTTATAGCAGTGGATGTAGCAGAGGGGCGAGGCCAAGATTACTCTACGATGAACGTAGTTGACATTACGCAATTACCGTTCCGACAAGTAGCAAAGTATAGGTCAAACACAATCTCTCCTTTACTATTTCCTACTGTTATTCAACAAGTAGCAAACGCATATAATAGGGCAACTGTTTTGATTGAATCAAATGGCCCTGGTGCCGAAGTCGCTAACATACTCCATTATGAATTGGAATATGATAATACAATTAACGAATCGGGGGTACACAATAAACTTGGTCATAAAATGACTAAGAGAGTCAAGGCTATTGGGTGCTCCAATCTTAAAGATTTAATAGAGAACAATAAACTCATAATTAATGACTTAGAAACAATTAGCGAACTATCTCAATTCATTATCAGAGGCAAGTCTTGGCAAGCAGAACCAGGTGGTACCGATGACCTTGTAATGAGCCTGGTACTATTTGCGTGGTTTTCATCTCAAGAATTGTTTAAAGAATTGAATGATATCGATTTAAGACTCAAATTATATGATGGAAAGATGCAAGAAATCGAGGATGACCTAACTCCGTTCGGATTTATTGATGATGGCAATAATGAAGAGGATAAATACGTTGTAGAGGGCGGAGAAGTTTGGCAAACATATAGTTAGTCGAAGTCGATGATTTTATAAATAGTTGCAATGAGTGAGGACTCATCGACTCTCTATTGTAGGGATAATCGATAGGGGAATCAAATCATTACGAATAATTATTTATTAATAGGAGAAAAACGATGGGATTTCAATTAAGCCCAGGCGTCCAAGTCAAAGAGATTGACTTATCAACGTCTATTCCCGCGGTTGCTACCTCTTTAGGTGCTACAGTAGGTCGTTTTACTTGGGGTCCGGCTTTCGAGCCATACTTATGTACCTCAGAAGCCGACCTGGTTAGCGTTTTTGGACAACCAACCAACGACACGTATCCAGCGTTTCTTTCTTCTGCCGCATTCTTGAGTTATGCAAATAGCCTTCAAGTAGTACGAGTTGTAGATTCCGGGGCGATGAATGCCGCGCCATCTGGAAATGTAACTCAAATCACAGGCGCAGAAGATTTTGAAACACAGATGGACTCTGGTACCTTGACAGAAGGCTGGTATGCCCGATATCCTGGTACTTATGGAAATGGCATTAGTGTGGAAACACACGATGGGTCTGCTACTTGGTCTGCTTGGCAATATGCCGGTGCATTCGATGTACAGCCCGATACTGGTAATGACGAAATGGCAGTTGCTGTTATAGTAGACAGCGAAGTTGTTGAGAGTTATCTAGTATCTCCCGTAGAAGGCACTAAGAATGTTGACGGCGGAAATATTTGGGCGCAAGAGAAGATTAACAATGCTTCCAAATTAGTTTGGGTTAATACTCCACAAGTATCTAACACAGGCGCTGTTTCTACTACATTTACTGGTGGAATCGCAGTCTCGGCTGGCGTTCCCGCTCATTGTGATGATGGCGGAAATGACGACCAAGCAACTTGTGAAGGAAACGGTAATACTTGGGTGCTAGAAGTAGCCGCAGGTACTGTAGGCTCTAACGAGTATATGGCTGGGTGGGACAAGTTTGAGAACGCTGATGAAATTAATGTTAGTATATTAATTGCTGGCGGACTTTCAAATGAGAACGAAGCCCAAGTTGCTATCGTATCTAAGTATATGATAGAGCAAGTTGCTGAGAAGAGACTAGACTGCATTGCTGTAGTTTCGCCTCCGAAAGAGAAAGTTGTCAATGTTGGTGGCGCCACAAACGCTGTTAACAATGTAATCGGTTGGAGGACAGATGTTGCGTTTAACTCTGCATCTTCATACGGTACTCTTGATGGTAACTACAAATACGTTTATGACGTTTATTCTGACACTTATCGCTGGATTGGATTCAGTGGTGATATAGCAGGATTGATGGCTCATACTGATAATGTGAGAGATGCTTGGTGGAGTCCAGGTGGTCTTAATCGTGGTCAGATTAAGGGCGTAGTAAAGTTAGCGTATCAGCCTTCATTGGCTCATCGTGACCAATTGTATATGCTTCCTAACGGAATCAATCCAATTGTAACTTTTCCGGGGCAGGGAACTGTACTCTGGGGAGACCGAACTTTGCTAGTCAAACCGAGTGCCTTTGATAGAATCAATGTACGTAGATTGTTCATTATTCTTGAGAAAGCGATTTCAATATCCGCAAAATACTTCTTGTTCGAGTTCAACAATGAATTCACTCGCAAGAATTTCTTGAATATGGTTAATCCATATCTACACGGAATTCAAGCAAGACAGGGAATGTATGATTTCTATGTTCAGTGTGATGCTACAAACAACACACCAGAAGTTATTGATGCTAATCAATTTATTGCGAGTATTTTCATTAAACCAAGCCGGTCTATCAACTTTATCACGCTTAACTTTGTCGCTACAAAGACTGGTGTTGATTTTGCTGAAGTCATCGGCCAAGTATAAGGAGAATGAAAAATGGCTCAATTTAATATTGCAGACTTTAATAATCAATATGACGGTGACTACGCACGTCCTAATATCTTTGAAGTAGATATTAGCAATGTAGGAAATGGTGCCCGAGGGGGCACGAAGATGATGGTAAAGGCAGCCTCTATACCGGCCGCAAGTGTTACGCCGGTTGAAGTACCTTATCAGAATCGTAAGTTGAAAGTGCCTGGCGACAGAACTTTCGTGGACTGGACAGCGACCGTCATTAATGACGAGAGTTATCAAGTTCGTGCAGACTTACTTGCTTGGCAAGCCCAGATAGCTGGATTCCAAGATTTCAAATCAACTATTGGTGTCGGAACGTCACATCGATTGATTACGGTTACTCCGTATGATAGAGATGGCGGGTCTACATCTGGGTTTGAACATCTTTTATATGGATGGCCTTCTGAAGTCGGAGCAATTGACCTCTCTTGGGAAACTACTGATGCTATTCAAGAATATACAGTGACATTCGCTATTTCTTGGGATAACGGTGGAGTTGGTGGAGAAATCGACAAACTCACTAATTAGTAGTTGAAAAATACACTTGTTATTTGAGTATAAATATTAGTATTAATTACTTAACTAACAAAAGAAACGTGATATGGAACTATTTGGTTATAAGATAGAGAAGAAAATTGGCTCGTCTGTGGTGGACAAGGGTACTAAATCCTTTGTTGCTCCAAATCTAGACGATGGTTCTACTGTAATTGACGGTGGAGGTATAAACGCCTTCGCCGTCAATTTCGATACCGCGTTTACGACACAGCAAGACCTAATTGACAAATATCGAAAGATAGCGAGGCATCCTGAAGCCGAATCTGCAATCGATGATATAGTCAATGAGGCAGTTGTACTGGACCCCTATAAGGAACCAGTATCAATTTATCTTGATAAATTGGACACTATTGAGGTGCCCAAGAATATCAAAGATATGATTACTGAAGAATTCGGAATTATCTCTAAGAAATTAGAGTTTAATAGTTCTGGACCTGATATCTTCAGACGATGGTATGAAGATGGAGCAATTCATTATCATATTATTTTTGACAATGATAACATCAAAAAGGGTATCAAAGAATTAAGATATATCGACTCGACTAATATTAAGAAAGTTAAAGAAATTCTTAAAGAAAGAAACAAAGATGGAGTCGAAGTTGTTACTGGGGTAGATGAATATTGGTTATATTCAAAAGAGAGTAGAGGTATAACTCAAACCCTTAAAGTTGCTCTAGAGGCAGTAGCGACTGCTGACTCTGGTTTGTTTGATAAAGAGAAAGAGGTTACTCTTTCATATCTGCATAAAGCAATGAAACCAATTAACCAATTGCGTATGTTAGAAGATGCAATGGTTATTTACAGAATTACTAGAGCGCCTGAAAGAAGGGTGTTCTATATTGATGTTGGTAACTTACCAAAATCAAAAGCGGAACAGTATCTCCGTAACATTATGAACAAGTTCAAGAATAAGATGGTTTATGATGCGAGTACTGGTACCGTTGCTGATGGTAAAGATACAATGTCAATGATGGAAGATTTCTGGCTCCCACGAAAAGAGGGAGGCAGAGGAACAGAAGTAGAGACATTGCCAGGTGGACAAAATCTAGGTGATATGGATGATGTAACATATTTTCAGAAGAAAGTATATCAGGCACTTCACGTTCCGTCTAGTAGAATGGAAACAGACAGTAGTTGGACTTTCTCTAGAGTAGGCGAAATTACAAGAGATGAATTAAAATTTACTAAATATGTAACGAAACTACGAAAGCGTTTTTCTGATTTATTGTATTCGCTATTAAGAACTCAATTACTTGCAAAGGGGGTTATTGATAAAGGTGAGTGGAACGTCTACAAAGAGAATATTAATTTCATCTTTGAAGATGATGGTTATTTCACAGAACTCAAGAAACTTGAGATGATGAAAGAACGAATCGAGATGCTTGACACTATATCAAGTGGAGAGATGATTGGTCGTTATTACTCAATCGAGTGGGTACGAAAAAATGTTCTGATGCAGTCTGAAGAAGATATAGATACATTAGACAAACAAATGGAAACAGAGAAAGCCGCCAAATCTTCTGATGAAGATGGCAAATCTGACGATTATTATTAGGAGATAATTAATTATGATTAACGAAAATCTAGAAAAATTAGTGTCACTGGCACGAGACAAAAAAGCGAGTGCTTTTAAAGATATCTTTACATCTGAAGTTGACGGCCGATTAGCAACAAAAATTGCTGATATGAAACAAAGTCTTGCCAAATCTATGTTCGCAAAGAAAGAAGGGGATTTATCAAGAGAAATTACTGAAGATTCCGATGTAGAACATAAACACGGCGATGTAACTCATTCCCACGCTGATGGTGATAAAGAACATACACACAAATCAGTAGAGCATACACACGATGATGGTACGAAACATTCCCACATTGCTGGCGATGCCGAACACACTCACGAAGGTACTCTACCACCTGCACTTCAAAAAGCAATTGATAAAAAGAAGAAGGGCAAAAAAGATGACGATGATGAAGTAGATGAAGGTAAAGATGGTGGCGAAGGCGACAAAGCAGCCTATCAGAAATACTTTCAAGGAATGCTAAAGAAGTATGGCGTTAAAGACCCGTCAGAATTATCTGGTGATAAGAAGAAAAAGTTTTATGACGAAGTTGACGCCGGATGGAAGGGCGACAATGAAAACGACTGATGCTGAACTAATGAAAACAAAAGAACATCAATTTTTGAATCCTTTTGCTCCATCTTCTATGAGGCCTCTTGGCGAGAAAGTTGAAACTGTACAAGTAGATTATGATATTGACCGGGAAGACCCAAAGAAACACGCAAAACTGTTGAAGAAATATAAAGTAAAAGTTTCAAAGTCGTGGTGGGACCACGGTTCTTATCAAGCAACTGTTAAAGGTACAGAAAAAGATATTAGGGCTTGGATGAAGGCTGCCCCTTATGACAAAGACTATATTGATGACGTTTTTGAAAGTATATAAGGATTAATCTAATGAAAGAAGTCGTTCAAGAAGCGAAAGGCATCGAACACGTTGTCTATCAATTCAAAAGTAAGGGAGATGCCCAGAAAGCCAAGAAGTATTTTGAATCTCAAAAGAAAATGACGTTCTGGTGTAAAGACGAAGGTTCTGGTAAACTTTCTGTTGAAGTAGATTCATCTACTACAGGCGAGAAATATATGGATGACTATCATAATAAAGTTGTCGGTGTATATAAGCCTAAAATATTGTCAAAGGAGGCGGTTGAAATGAAAGAGAAAAAATTTAAACTTCAGAGAGAGGCCGTTAACTTTATTAATACGACCGATAAAAAACTTACTGAAGGCACAGACTTTAAAGGCAGTAAATCTGTCACAATAACAAGAAGCAGTGGCGGCGATGCAGGAATGGTAATTCAACTGACTGACAAAAATAGAAAGTTTATTCAATTGCCAGTTGCAGAAGCAGTTGTTCTAGGTCGAGCGTTGCAAGACAAAAAATTAATGAAAGCGTAGAGGAGAAAAGTAATGGAAAGCAAATGCGACAATCCAAATTGCAAATGTGACCCTTGTACGTGTAACCCGTGTGAGTGTTAGTTATGAGTTTAATTAAATTCAAAGATTACATTACTGAAGCGATGGCAGTCCCAACGCTCATTGATGAAGAAGATTGTGCTATCGTTGAATGGTCTGAAGAGGCTTGGTTTAGTCACACTGTTGCAGAACGAGCCGAACTAGAAGCAGAAGCAGTCAACGGATGGGCAATGTGGCAAATAGGCAGTATCGATGGTGAAGATGAAGATGGCAAGCCAGTTCCTGCAGATGCAAGCGGAATTTATGAAGGCGAAGAGGCTATTAATGAGTATCTTGATGCTTTAGATGAAGAGGAAAAACAGCCCTTTAGTGAAGCAACTGAAACAGATGAATCAAGAGAACTAACGGATGACGAGCGAAAAAAGTTAGAAGCGATTGTTCTATCGCTCAAGAAAAAGGAACAAGATTTTAGGAAAAAGTATGGCGACCAGTGGAAAGAAGTAATGTATGCAACCGCTACGAAGTTGGCCAAAGAAGAAGGCCCCTTAGTTGGTGGACTCACTATTCCTGAAAATGTAGATGCTATAGCAGAAAAATGCTTTTTAGACCTATTTACGGAAACTGATGAAGTTCCCGAATTAGATGAAGATGAGCAAGATGAGGCTTACAAGGCACGTAATACGATGCAACGCCGTAAGACTCAGAAGAATAAAGATAGAATGAAGTTTCGCAATCGGGCACAGAAAATTAAGGCCAAGATTGAACGTAAAAAAGGTGGTAATAAAGTCAAGCGTATCAAGATGAGAAAGAAATGGATGCGTAAAAATAAAGCCAAAATCAAAAACGCTCAAAAGGTTTTTGGTGGCAAAGTAAAGTCTAAATTCACAAAACGATAGGAGATGATACAATGGAATGGTTGAGAGAAAGATGGGCAGAGAGAACTTCTTGGGATGGCGGAGTCTTAATAGGCGTCGGCGTAGTTAGTTTGTTGTTCTCACCCTGGATGACATACGTGGCATATGCCGCGATTGTTTATGGTGTTTGGACACTCATAAAGAAGGAACTGTAACGTAGGAGAAAGTATAATGAGACTAATCTCAGAAGTAACAGAAAAAGTAGAATACATCTCAGAGGCGAACGGCAAAGACCTCTATATTGAGGGTGTGTTTTTACAAGCAGACCTCAAGAATAGAAATGGTCGCCTATACCCTGGTGCTATTATGGATAAAGAGGTTAAGCGTTATACGAAAGAATACATTGACAAGAAACGTGCGTTTGGAGAACTTGGACATCCTGAGGGACCGACTATCAATCTTGAGAGAGTATCACATATGATTACCTCTTTGAAGAAAGATGGAAGTAATTATATCGGAAGAGCAAAGATTTCAGAAACTCCACACGGAAATATTGTCAAAACTCTTATTAAAGAAGGGGCTCAACTTG